GCCGATCCACCTCGGCCTGCTGGGCCTCTTGCTCATAGTGCTTGCCGGTGCAGTAGCCACCGCCAAACACAAGGACCAGCACCAGCAGACCGCCAAGAAGATCCTTCATGGCTTTGGCGGCTCATCGTTGTCGCTGTCAATGTTCTCTGCCTTGGCGGTAGCCGTGGCAACAGCAGCCGACACGGCCTTGCGGCCAGCCACACCGCCCAGCACGCCAGTGCACAGCAGCATGATGTCGTTGATCATCTTCGTGTATACCTTGTCGATTGGCGCCATAGATGACATCGGCTGGGTCACGAACGTCACAGAATAGATGAAACTGAAACATGAACCCAACAAGATGACAGAGATCACGAAGATCACCCAAGCCCACACGCGAGCCTCGATCTCCTCTGGAGACAGACGATTATTTGGTTTATATCCAACTGTAGCCATCACTTCTTCTCCTGTTCGGGTTTGATTAACTGGTCAGGGCATGTAGCCGTTGCTGTGCAGATTGGCGGCTTGCACTCGGCAAGTTCCCAATTCTTTGGGTCTTGGCAAGGGTATCTAAAACGATCTTCGCAGCCAGCCAGCAAGCCGCAGAGGATGCCAACGCAAACAGTCAGCGCCAGCAGTGAAAGTTCATGTTTTGTCATTTTTGCGCTTCTCCTGTTCAATAATTTGCCGCCTTAACCGTTCTACCTTTTCCACCTCTTGTTTCACCTGATGCTTCACCTCCAAGATGTCGAGATAAAGCATTGCACCCAAGGGGAGCAGGGCCGCGATCAGAATACAGCAAAATATCCAGCCCACTATTTCTTCCCCCACTGACTTACGAACAGGAACCACAGCCAAAGGTACAGGAGGAATATAGAAGTCGCCACCACTGCTGCCAGTTTTGCTTGCAGGTTTCTTTCCTCTTGCCTGTGTAGCCATGCGTCTTGCCTCTTCTGCGCCTCCTCCTTGAGTCTAGCTTTTTCCTGTTCCTCTGAGATGACTTGACGCATCTCATAAGTCTGCGAATACAGATCAGCAAGGCCAGGGGTTTGGTAAACCATGATCTCCCTGATGGTGGTCGATAACTCCTCCATCTGCTGCCTGCACATCACACGATTCATCGCGCTTTCCATCATCTGCGCGTTGCTGATGCTGGGATCGTAGACTTTGGCCTTCTCTTCCTCCTCGCGCAAATATGCGTTCAGTTGATCCTGCAAAGCCCAAAACTTACTGAGCTGCTTGATGATGTCGGCCATTGCCTGAGTCTCGTCATAGGCAACGAACTTTTCCTTCTTTTTCGCCAAAGGCTTGGACGTGGTGGCTGCTGGCTTTGGAGCAAACAGCTTTTGCCACCAAGATCTAGCAGCCTTGGCATCCCCAATAGCTTCATCAACTGTGCTTTTGACTTCAAGAAAACTTGTCTTGGCCTCTTTATACAAAGAGCAAAGCTCAGTGATCCCCTTAACGCAGGCGTTGGCAGCGAAGAGGAGGCTGATCGGATCAATTTCACGCGCCTATCAGTTTGTTGACAATCGTGCCGACAAAGCCTGGCCCCAACAGCACCGCACCAATTACGACATAAAGCAAATACTCAATGCGCGTCATGCGTCTATCGCCTTCAGTAAAGGCTTTTTCAATGGCGGCATATCTCTCAGCGCAAACTGCTTCATGCACAGCAAAGTCCTTTTCCACCTCGTTCATTCACTTGCATCCTGTAATGGAGTCAAGTCTTCTGTTGTCCAGAAATCCTTGGCAATCATGATACGCAGATGCTCTTTGTTACGAGCCAAGCAGTCAGCCCATTCAGCATCGTCCATAAGTTCTGGCTTCCCTGCGTTAATTAAGTTGACTGAATCCATTGCGGCAGAGTAGTTCTGTGCGATTTGTTCTGGTGTGAGTTCGTTCATGCTGTACCTTTCAATGCGTCAATTTCGGCTTTGAGTTCTTTGATTGAATTAACCAAGTACCAAATAAGACTATCCGTATTAACTGAGAGAACGCCTGTTGAGTTCTGCTCAACACACTCTGGCAGTACCTGCTGAATCTCTTGTGCGATAACGCCTAGCTGAACGCCAGCCTTATTGACCGCATCCGTTGGGCTTAATTCAGCATCAACTTCTTCTGGCAAGCAGTATTCAAAATTTCGCACATGCAAACCAAGAATCTTTTCTAGACCGCTGTTGTTATCAATAATGTTCTTTTTGATTCGGCGGTCCGATACAGTATTCCAAGTTGTTGTATTACCGCCGTTATAAGAAGTTGTTCTGTTATGAAAAAAAGTATTGTCGCCTTTTCCAGTAGCGTCATACCCCATGACAATTTGATTTGCTCCAGATGCGGAACTAGTCTTGCTGTAGTTGCCAATCAAAATGTTGCTACCACCAGTCGTCAATGCAGTTGTGTAAGCTCCCGCTTGATAACCAATACCGATATTGTTGCTACCAGTGGTAACAGAGCTAAGCGCAGAAAACCCAAATCCTTGGTTCTCTGTGCCAGTCGTATTGCTGTATAAAGCCTGATAACCCACAGCAGTGTTGTTGGAGGCTGTGGTGTTGGCGTTTAGGGCATTCATACCGATAGCGGTATTGGAGGCTCCTGTTGTGTTGTTTTGGAGTGCCAAATAGCCGACCACAGTGCTGTAAGATGCAGTCGTGTTTTGCTCTAGCGCGTTCATGCCGACAGCAACGTTGTATCCGCCTGTTGTATTGAGATACAACGCCCTTCGACCAACAGCTACATTTCGCTCTCCGCTTGTGTTTGCGGGAAGAGTCTCCGTACCCACCGCAACGTTAAATGCCCCACTCGTATTAGCCGCCAAAGCACTCGCACCAACCGCAGTGTTGGTAGACACAGCACCTGCACCACGGCCTACGGTGAGGCCTTGGATGGTTGTTGCAGTGCCAGTAACTGTCAGCGTACCAGCCACAGCCAATGTCTTGCCAGATCCGACATTCAAGCCAACTGAAGTGCCTGTGCCAGCAGCAGCAAAGACAGCATCTAAGCTGTCCAAGTCGGTATTGATCTTGGTCCCCCAGGTATCTGTTGAAGCACCGACTTCGGGCTTTGTGAGTAATAAATTGGTGGTTGTGGTATCTGCCATGATGAAAACTCCTATGCGGCCTCTTGCCAAGTGATTGAATTGTCTGCTAAATCCGTCCAAGTTTCTGACGAGTCCGAAACAGGTGTCCAGCTCTCAGATGAATCAGCGACTGGTGTCCAGCTTGCCGATGTGTCTGAGTCTGGCGTCCAGCTCTCGCTGGTGTCTGGAATGGCTCCCCAGCCAAATCCAATCATCACGCCAACAGCACAAATGGACTCAACGCCGGTGATCCCAATGGATACGACATTGCCAACAGTGCCGACAGATCCTGTGCCATCAACGCCAGTGATGGCTTGGAACGAAATAACCTCTGCCGACAATGTGCCAACTGCGCCAGTCGCGGCATTGCCAACAGCAGGTATTAGGCTGGCCGAACCAACCGAGTCAACAGCGCCAGTCGCGGCATTGCCATCTTCTGCAACTGCCCTGGTCGCCGTGACGCTTCCAACCGACAAGGTTGACGCATTGCCGGTGACGGCCTGAGTGGACGTTGCCAGTACAGAGCCAACAGCACAGGCAGACGCATTGCCAGAGATGGCAATTGAGACAGTCAGCCCGACTGTGCCCACATTGCCTGTGGCAATCGTTCCATCTTCTTGGATTGATCGGTCTGCTAGTAAATTGCCAACCGCCAAGGTTGACGCATTGCCGCTGATAACGACATTGCCTATGCCGTAGACGCCAAGCCCGTAATAGCCTGTTCCATATGCAGCCATGTTGCTGCCCCTGCTTTAAGCCAGCCTGATCAGGCCAGTGCTTGCATCGTTGACCGGCATGGTCAGAGTGAATGTCCCAGCAGTCACTGTCTGACTGCCAAATGTGTGGACGCTGACTGCCTTGTCTGATTGAGTCGAGTTATAGATCAGGACCGCATCAAATGCTGTTGACAATGTGACGGCTGAGTAGCTGATGCTGGCGCTGGGCGTCACAAAAGCTGTCGTGCCACTTGTGCTTGGTGGCGCGCCAAATGTCACCGTCACGCCGCCTGCGGTGTAGCCTGTGCCTGTCACCTCACCAGATGAGCTGTAGGCCGTGGTTGAAGCATTGACAGTGGCAGAGGCCAAGTACAAGGCGGCCTTGAATGTGTCGGCGGTGGTCGCTGCACGAACAACACCAGTACCGAAATTGTGGTGGCCGACCAGCAGCTCGCCTTTGAAACTCGTACACATCGCTTGTGTATTGGCCATGGTTTATTCCTTAAATTTGTTGACTGATTCCATCAGCAAAGACACTGCTTTTGAGAGCCATGTGGACAGACCGATGCACCATCTCGCCATCCAACCAATACTCTACCCAGCTCGTTGTCTCGGTATCGTTGTCGAGAGAGCCTTCACGCTTTTCAAGCAGTGACTCGTCCATCTCGCCCTTGGTGGTGGTAATCATCATCCAAATGTCCTTGCTCTTGCCAAAATCGCACCGCCCGATGTAGAACCGCGATCATCTGCAATCTGCAACTGATCTAGTCCTGCCTGGTAAAGCGATGACCACACTGGGATTCTCGCATCGTCTTGCAGGTATGGCGCGGCCTGCAACAAAGCGCCGTAAAGATAAACGTCAGGCGCTTGTGTCAGCAGCCAGTTGGTTGCCACTATGGATGACAACTTTGTCAACTTGGCGTAATAGACCAGCTCTGCTGTATATGCGCCATCAGGAATTGGAAGCAATCGGAATTGGTTTCCGACCACCGAAAAATACAGTGGCTTGCCGCTGGACAAGTAGGTGGTGTTGGCCAACTGATCCATGGCGTCAATTGTCTGAAATGTCAGGTTGGTCACTGGATTGGTGTTGATCTTGATGGCCTTGGCCTCCAAGAAGTCATCAGGCACAGTGCCATATTCAGCCGCAGCCGCAAATGACGCATTGGCACGCACAATCATCTGGCGCGTGCGAAGCTGGCGCTCGATCTGAGCCTCTGCCAGGCTGATGAAGTCGGGAATAGTGGAAGTCAAATCCTGCCGGTTGAGCCAGTCAGCCAGCGATGATTTGAGTTCGGTGTATGTCGTGAGTGCCATCAGGTAGCCTTTTCATTCTCTTGGATTTCGCGCATAACCCAAGTGTGGTCATGCTTGAACTCAAACATTCCAATGTGGCCGATTTCTTTGCTCACATCGTGATCAATGTAAATCTTAAAGCCTGCCTCCCTTGCTTTCCTGCAAAAGAAAACATCTTCGCCAATATAGCCTCGTTTGTCATGCCGCCAAGGTGTTTCAAACCAAGGCTCAGACAATGCCGCAAAGACATTGGCTCTGATCAGCATCACGCCCATTCCAACCGATCCAACCTCTTGCAAGCCAGTTGATTCGGGCATCGTATACACCAACTCGCGCTCGCCATTCTCTTTGTAAATCTGTGCGGTTGGTCCTGTGGGCATACGCCGTCTGGCGCAGTTTGTAGCCACGATGTCCAGATCATGCTTGAGCAATCGTTCAACCATGTCCTGTGGGAACCGCATATCTGAATCAATGAAAAGCACATGAGTGCATTTTTCGCGCATCGCATCCAAGCACAACTCAGCTCGCTGATTGGCAATCAAAGTGCCTTGCGAGATTTTTAGGCTGACGGCGTCATTGGTGTTTATCGTGTGGTACGCCACCATATTGACTAAGTCATAGGCAAACATGGTGTGAACCATGTCGCGTGCTGGTGTTGCTACCGCAATGTATTTCATACTTGTCCTGGTCGTACGCGAAAAAATCTGTTCTCTGGATCATTGAGCCAACGCTTCATGTACTCCTGATCTTCCAGCTTGCCATCTGCCTTCAACTGAGCATATATAGACATAGGGATGCTAGCAACTCGGTGAAATTCACCCTTCCAGCCAGCACGCTCGTCAACCATGTTGAATTCTTGCTTGTTCTCTTCAATGATGTCAGTTACATCCTGCTGGGTCTGAATCGTTGCCTCATCAGTCTCAGGGTTGTAGTGCCAGTAGCGTGTGATGCCCTGATCTTTGTCTTCGCTGAATATTCTTTTTTCCATGTAAAAAAAGGGGGGATT